AGGAGAAAGATAATGAACAATAGAGACTCATTAGAAGCACGACTAGCTGCACTTGAAGCACGTAATGAAGAGCAACACAAAGAGGTTGCCAATAAACTAGAAGCTGCTTTTGATTTAATACATAAACAGACAGAGATTATATCAGCCATGAGAGCAGACTTAGCTAGAGGTTCAGGTGCAATAAAGATGTTGTTTGTTGTAGGTGCTGCACTAGGATTAGTGTATACGTGGATTAAGATGATATGAAGTGGTGGAATAAACTAAAACAAAAGTTTAAAGATGCAGATAATATCATTGACTTTAGTGTGGACATACTCATTGTTATATTTGACGTAATGACTACACCATTACTCATACCTATTCGTATAGGTAAATATTATATCAAAGGATTTTTTAAATCAATGTGTAAAAAATTCTTAAAGAAAACTTACCATAGGTTGTATGATGACAAATAGAATTATTATAACTTTACTTTTAATTGAGATAGCTTTACATTTAGCTGAGATTGCGTTTGACTTACACGCACATTATGGATTACAAGAACTGTTATATGGATAGCCAACTGTGAAAATTGGACAAAAAAATACCCCTAGTTATTAAGTTAGCTAGGGGTTTTTTATTTATTTATCAGATTTATTTTCAATCTTTAGTTCAGACATTTCGTCTTTCACTTCTTTTATTTCTTTTTCATAATGCTCTTTTTGTTCTACAAGATAATCTAATCTAGCTTGCAGTTTCTTTTGTTGAGCTTCCTGATACATTTTATCAGATACGACCATTACTCTTGGTCTCATTAAATCAAAATGATTATAGAACATGTTGTCCAATAACATCATAGTATTTCTCCTTTTAGTTTATTATCCCTATCATTAGGCAATAATGTTGTAGTTAAACTAGATGAAAGCCATACCTTAGAAAGCATATGGCTCACACCAAAAAATAAATGCTATTACTTTTCAGCACAAGCATATGAATTGATTTCTAAACCTACAGAAATTTCTGCGATAATAGGTTTTGTCCATGCAGTCATATTATTTCTCCTTCCATGTTTTAATTCCTTTCTCAGCACCTCTACTTATGATGTAGCCACCAATACCAATCTGTAATAAATCAAACAGTTTCATAATAACTTCGTCTGATAAATTCTCAGGATGTATTCCAAACCAATACATAAATAAAAGTAACAAGAAAGATACCATAGTCAATGGTCTCCAATTACGTTGTAACCAACCTTCACCTTTAGCTTCAGCAACCACTACAGATGCAGCAGCTTTTTCTATATCTGCTGAGTGCGTAACTAGTGCTTTGTTTAATTCTGATTGAGCCTTTGCTTGAGCAGCTTTATCAGGAATTATTCTATCAATTACTTTACCTAATATAGGTGCAATCATTGGTAATAACATAATATTTCTCCCATTTATATGTATTATAACTCAGATTTATTTAGAAAAAAAGAGTTATTTTATTATTTTTGTTCATCTTACATTTACCTTCAAGGCAAATTAAGTCATTGTTTTCACTAATCTTTTCATAATACTTATGAAGAGGATTGGTATAGAAATAAAAGTTACCCTCATACATAGGTATATAATATTTTTTAGTGTTAGGTTTATTATAATAGAACAAAGCTGAACTTGAATTACCTACATGTATAGGTAACACAAAGTAACAATCAGCTTTATGATTTAAATTATAATAAGTACCATCTTCCTGAATTATTTCAAATGCAGGAGATGAATATGTGTCTTCAAATGTTAAGTCTTCTACATACATATTATTTAACATTTGTTTTATTTTAAATAATAATGATGGAAACTTTTCAAAGATAACTGGATTGTAAGTTAAACATTTATCTTTGTAAGTGTCTTCAGTATCTGTGCTTTCTTTTCCTGAACCTAAAGAAAATCTATCAGAATAGTTTGACCAGGAATCTTTTAAATCCATCACTGATTTATATATTGCCTGACAGTCTCTATCTTCTATAAAATCTTTAATCGTTATTGAAGAGAGTATTTTCATATTCAGGATGTTCCTTTCTTCCATTATTTTTCCATAGCTCAGAAACAAGACTACCTTCTCCATACATTTCCATATGCATATCAACATCTTGTCTTTGAAATAACTTTTCACAGTCTTGTGCCATAGCTAACAACTCACCAGTAGTCCAAAACTTTTTATCATTTGTAGTTACATGTAGATATTTCTTTCTTCCTGAACTATCAAGTTCATCTTTATTCTTTGGTTCAGGTAGAGAACAATCAAAACCATACAACTTAAAGTTTCTAAATCCTAATGTATGTCCAACACTAATGGCTCTCATAGCTGCACAAGTACCACCAGTTAATAGAACTGTATCTTCAGGTACACCTAGTTCTTTAGGTATAACAACCTTATTACCTTGACCAGTCTTTTCAATGATGGCATCTGAATAAGCATTCCAACCTATTATCTTTGCACCTTTTTGCTTTAGATATTTAACAACAGATATGTCTGTCATTGATGATACAAAGAATATAGTTTCTTTTGGTATCTCATTAAATAATTCTTTACGTACAATACCATGTGTACTTGTGCCATCAATAGGTCTAGGGTCAAGTATGTTACATGCCCAAGGAGTTATACCTTCTTTTAAAAGCATAGGTAGTGAATGTTTAACACACATAATTTTACTTTGTGTTGACTTGAGATAGTCTTTATACTTTAAAAATGAAGGACCACCTGATACTATATTAAGTATCTCACCATGTGGTCTAGCTTTGATTAACCATTTTTTAATTGACTGTACATTATTCTTAATATTATTTCTAATATAATCAGTAGGCATACAGTCTTTTGGTTTTACAATTATGGGTACGTGATTGAAACTTTGAGGGAGGTCACCAAGATTAGATTGATTAATAACGACAGCAAGGTGAGTAATACCACCACCTTTAACTGGGTCGCTAGATGGAAGAACTCTTTTACGAATCTTTTTATCAATAGCATCAAATACTTTATTTGTACCTTTATGTTCATCTACTACTTCCTTTCCATCAGCATCTTTATTAAAGTAATCATCAAACACAACAACAGATATATTCTTTGTCATATTGTAATCATGTTGAACAGTATCATAACTGTGTCCACCATCAAGATAAGCAATGTCAAAATCTTTTTGTTCAGTTAGTGTTTGTTTAGTATCACCTTTAACTATTTTAAATTCAAAGTCTTTGTTCATCTTTTCTTTGACAAACTTTTTAAATTCATTAAGTCTTTTCTCAACTGCTTGATAAAGATTATGTGGTTTAGTATTCATCTCAGTTGCATCAGTAAATTCATCTGCATCTTCAAACAAATCATAACCTTCATAATAAACTTTATCTACGTTGTCAAAAGCTGCCAGTGCCATTTCAATAGCACGACCACCATTCCATGTACCTGTCTCCAGTATTCTTGAAAACTTGTAATGTCTAATGACATCTGCCAATTGTTTGTACCTCTTTGGACCAACGACATCAGGTGTGGTCTTATCAGATAACAAGTCCTTCCTATTACCCTTGAAATGCTCAAAGTAATCTGCCAAAGGAGAATTATTAAACGCATCTAAACCTCTCACGTCAGGTGTTAAACTATGTTTCTTTAAACCATGTGCACCATAGATATTAAATAATCTTTCAAAGATAAATCCATCATGCCATTCTCTATATGAAAGAACTTCGTGACTATTATAAAGACCTCTCATATCTCCTAGTAAATCAAGGGGTGGGACAGTATTAAGATTAAAAGCCATGAAAGATGTTTCACTATAGTCCACATCTTTCCTACCTAAGTGGACGAGTTCAGAACCTAGGGGAATGATTCCAAACAAGTCTTGTTTATTAACAGGCTTTCTAAGGATAATGTCAGCATCTAACCAAACTACCCACCCTACTTGTACACTCTTTTCTACCAACTTGAAGGAGAAGTCAGTCAGAGCATACACTTTGTGACACCATTTAATGGCATCTAATCTCCAATTATAAGGCATCTTACCACCTTCAGTACCATCATGAAGTTTCATTTCTTCACGATAGGTAATCATTTCGTCTACCTCATTAAGATTTCTAAATGTTATCTTGTCTGTTTTAGGAAACTCTTTTATCTGTTCATCAGTAAAGTCATGATAGTAAGCAGTTAAATGTAAATCATCAGCCATAAACTTTACAACTGAGTCAATCATTTTCTTTGCATAAGTTTCCCACCCTTTAGGATTAAAGGACGTAACGATATTTATTGTGTCTTTCATATTAAAATTTTATCCATTGTGTTGGTCTAGTTTCATCTACTGTATTTCTATATAATAGTTTCTCATCTTCCCAGTCTTGAGCAAACCTAATATCTTTATATGAACCACCAAACCAAGGTCCACCTAAAGAAAAATGTATAGCACTAGGTTTCTCTCCTATATTAGATATATCAGGAATGTGATTCCAGGTGCAAGGTATACCTGCAATCTCACTGTCTGAAGTCCATTTGAATTGATGTAGATGTAAACCTCTCATAGTATTTACATCTTCACATGTAAGATTACGTACATCTTTATGTGACATATTTAATAACATAAGTGAAGACCAAAGTTTTTTATCATAACCTAATTGTTTTTGATTGTCCATCTTAGTATCTTCAGTAGGTTGCCAGTCAAACTTAACACAAGCTACTGCTTTATCAGCACAGTTAACTTCAACCCATCTAAATAATTTATCTATATCATCCAAGAATAAAAAATCACAATCACAAAACATAATCCAACCTTTAACACCATTACGTTTAGCAATCTCAGGTGCAAGAAAACGTGTATGACTAAACTCTGTAGAAAAAGGTTTGTCATCTATCACATCATATTTCTGACCATGCTCATCTTCTCTCCATTCTCTATCAAAATAACCACCTTTTCTTAAAGTGATATGGTTTAAATCAATTACTGTAAGAGGTCGTGAACTTTTTCTTATTAAAGAATGTTCACAAACTCTATAAGCAATATCTTCACGACTATCATACCCTATAAAAACAAAACTAGTTTCATTATAGGGTAATGGATGTATAGTCTCTGACTCGTAATTTGTTCTAGCATTTAATAACATTGTATTATTATACTCCTTTTAAATATAAAGTCAAGAAAAAATTAAACTACTTCACATGCACCTGCAGTACACGCAAGTTCTTTTGAAGAAGTAGTTGTATCTTCCTTTTCATAATTAGTTAAGTCCATCCAATTAATATTTCTTGGTGTCTTAGCTAACCATTCTTCATAAGTTTTCTTATCAACTTCTTGATAAGGTGCTTGTTTATATGAATGGTCAGAGTGAGGTAAGAATGAAACACCACTCATCACATCAAAGTTTTCATATACCCATGCACCAACTTGTAACCACTCTTCTTCTTTTACATAAACTGTAATTGAAGGTTTGTGTTCACACCAATGTAACTGATACATCTTCCATATCTCTAGTTGTTCAATAGCAGACTTAGCATCTCTCATTACTGAACTCTTTGGAGATTTCATAGGAAAGTAAATAACCTTTGTATCATTAGGTTTCATTACGTCATCTTCACCATAGAAACCTTTGTCTAACATCATATCACACAATGGGTCTTTCTTATCTGCTCTTACAGTTCTAAGATAATAAGGTGAATAACGTGGGTGAATGCCTGAAGCTGAGTCAACTAATTGTGATACAGTTCCTGAAGGTTTAACACAAGTAATAGCAGTAGCTTGGTTAACTCCCAACATCTCTGCCCACTTCTTATTTGTTTTAATTGAATGTTCTTTAAGATTAATTAACATATCTTTTAAAACAGTTTGATTATATATATTACCTGATAGAACTTCGTGGTCCATAATACCAGTTAATGAAACACCTAGTAATCTTTCTTCTTCAGTATTATCTTTCCATTGTTTAGTTAGATATCTAAAGTCTGATAGAGTTGATTGAAGTGTACCAAAGATTGTAGCTATCTCTACCTTTTCTTTTAAAGTTTCTTCAGTATCATCAGGTCTTACAACCACTTCAGATAAATTACAGAATTGTTTATTTCTTAAAACTATTTCTGAACATGGATTAGTTCCAAAGTCAAAGTCACCATCTCTTCTACCTGAACGTGTTGCCATCTTTTGTGATGCAACTCTATTAAAGATACCACGTTCACCTGATTTAGAATCATAAAGAGATACCCATTCCTTCATGAATGTACCTATGTCAGGCTTCTCAGTGTAAGCTACAGAGTTATTAGCATAACTTCTTTGTGGATTATTGTCCCACCACTGACCAGTCTTTGCATCTCTCATTCTAATGTCTGAAAGATTAGACAAACTAATTAAAGCTGAACGTCTAACACCACCACAAACAACTACGTCTGCAATCTTACATACAATATCATGACACTCAATGCTTGTGAGTTTTCTACCACTAGCTTTTTGAAATGTCTCAATACTAAATTTAAATAAATCTCTAAGTGGGTCAGGACCACTAGCACGTCCACCAAATGTTTTTAGTTTAGCACCTGCAGGTCTGACAAGAGACATATCAAACTGTGGTATTTGTCCTGCATAAAGCATAGCGATAAGTTCACGATAAGACTTTGCCCAACCTATCTTACTGTCTCTAACTTTAATAACTGTTTCAGTTGTATGAAACTTCTCTGCAATCTCAGGTAGCTTATCAACGTACTGTCTTTCAACACTAAACCCTACACCAGTACCACACATAAGTATGTACATAATTTCATCAAAAGTTCTTACATTATCAATCGCAACATATGAACAGTTAAATCCTGCTACATTATCTTTATCCAATGCAGGACCTGCAGTCATCAATGCTCTCATTGAAGGCATAACTTTTAATGTAGTGATAGCATCAACCCATCTATCTCTTTCTTTCTTATCTAATTTTTTATTAGTTAACTTCTCATATCTTCCTTCCATATAGCTAACATATCGTTCAACAGTTTCACTCCACGTTTCTCTTCTGTTTTCTTTTTCAATCCATCTCGCATAACGAGAGATGGCAATATAGTTTTGGTATTCAGTTGGTAACATAATTATTTCCCCTTTCTATTTTTATGTTTAATTCTATCATAGCTATCTTTATAAGTCAATAAAGCATTTATATGATTACGAACAAAGTTAGTTCGTTTTAATGTTAATATTTCCATAGCTACTCTTCGCATATAGTTTGGTTCAATATCTGCGAGTTCGCATATGTATTCAAAGTCATCTTTACGTCTACCATTTTTAGTAGTAAACCATAAGATAGCTTCACGTTTATACTTATGACTTTCCAAGTCTTGAGTATCCTTTTGTGTAGCATCAAGAAGTGCTTGTAAAATAACTGCGAGGAATAGTGTCCTCTCAGCACTTGTTGAGCTGATAATGTTATGTTCAATTGTCTGTAAAAAATTATCATGTTGTAGCATTATACCATTGTCTAGGAATACCATCACTTATCTTACAATATTCAAAGTTATGTTTATCACACCACTTTGCATACGTCATGGTACCACCTTTGTTTAACTTTTTATTTGGATTATCAAATGCAAACCTAACTGTAATATTAGGATTACACTTTCTAAAAAATAAATGTTTCTTTCTCATCTCAATAGTTAATCTACCTTTAACTTCTATGTAAGTACCATTAGGTAATAAGAAGTCAGGACAATAAGTTTTATTTTCAAACCATTCATACTGATATTTATCAGGTTCATATTTAACTTTTATTTTTTTATCTTTAAAAAATTTATAAACCTTTTCCTCTGAACCACTTCTAAACTTCATTTAATATTCCTCATATGAAAAAAGTTTCGTATATGTAAGCATGTAAATACCACACACATAAGTAACATATAATAACTGTCAGATAATACTGACCATGTAATCCATATTATATTTGAAACCATACCATATAAGGGTGCATAGTTATCTTTATTACCATACACCCATACAGTAATCACTGCAGAAATTGCAGCTAGTAATTCAAATATACTAACCAATGTCATTTAGTTCTACCTCATTTACATCAGGTTCTTTTACAACCTTGGTTAAGTATCTTGGTCCATTCGCATAGATAAATTTTCTAAGTCCTTTCCCATCATTAGCATCCTTCCAACAATCAACTTTATAAGGACAGTAGGAACAGCCAACATCAAGTTTACGATTACCACTAGCACCATCTGCAATATCGTCATAACACTTGCTAGGAACTGTATCACTTGCGACAACATTTTTAAGATGTAAGACCCTATCTTTCGCATTTATCATCTCCATATCATGGACAGACATTAAACATATACGTCCACTCTGTTTATCAATAGCAAGAAAAGCACCACCTTTTTTATTTTGTGCATCAGCATAAGCTGACAACTGTGCAATGTAACCAAAGGGGTCATCTTTTAAGAGTGAACGATTAGAAAACTTTTTAAATGAATAAGCACTAGCTGATTTACAATCAGTAACAACACCATCAATCTCACAATCCTGATGTCCTAATACTCCTTCAATCTCTAATTCTTTCTGTTCATTCTTAACTTCATGTCCTGCAGTTTTTGCTAGTAATAAAAGTAACTCTTCAAGTATATGACCATAAGTAAATTTTATCTTCGCCCATGCAGGTAACTTTTCTTTTGTTATATCTCGTGACTGATACCACACCTGTCTATCAGGTTTACCAATCTGAGACATTCTTAAATTATTATTCTCAGAACGTGTGTTGAATAATTGTAGTACACCTTCCTTTACTCTTTCAGCAAACAACTCCATATCTTTTTCACTGGGTTGTGTACCATCAGTAATAGTTTTGTACATGTCTTCAACTAAAGTATCAATATTTTTCATAGAAAAAAATAGGGGTGAGCTATTAACTACACCCCCATCTCCTTTTTAAAGTTAAGGTTAAGCAGGTACTTCTGCAAATTCTGAAGTTGAAGTTGAAGCACTGCTAGGTGCATCAGGAATTTCTTCAAACTCACTTGCAGTAGTATTACCACCTTCATAGGCAACTAGGTTTACAACCTGAATAGCTTGTAAGTCAGCACTCTTACCACTTCTACCAGTTGGTTTGTGAGTCCACTCGTAAGTTTTATATAAAACATTTACGTCTGAACCATTACCAATCAAAGTATTTTCAAGAGGTCGTTTCATACCATCCATTACGTCAGGTGCTTTGTTTGCACTACCATCTTTTCTTTTAGCTTTTCTTTTGATGGTAACAAAGTCTCCTCTTTCGTCACCTTTGTTTTTAATAGATAGACCATCAGCTTCAGCTTTCTTTTTGTTTTCAGCATCAACTGCTAGGTCTACAGAATAGACACCATCTGCATCAAACGTAGTGTTTGGTGATACAACTGATGCCCAATAGGCTTTACCATTTAATATTGGCATATGTTTACTCCTTCATTAAGGTTATTATATTTTCGTATTAACTACGAATATCTCAGTGTATAATTATAAGGTATAACGATACACAAGTCAACACTAATTAAAAATAAATTTAAAACTAGTGGGTTTCTGCCCAACTCAGACCAGTCTTATACTCTGCATCTAGTGGACAATTAAGGTTGAGTTGTTCAGTTGTTTCTTTGATTGCCAACTTCACAATCTCTCCCATACTTTGTATGTCATTCTTGTTTACTTCAAACTGATACTCATCATGTATTGAAGCTACAAGTTTAACATCCAAACCTTTTGTGCGTACATGTTTAATCATGTTACGTAACCATACTTTACAAGCGATAGCACCTGCACCTTGTATGATTGTGTTAACTGCTTTATGTGCAGACCTAACATTAAATAGTCTACCATCTAAACCTTTTACTTTACCTGACTGAGCAGCTTCTTCTACTTGACTTCTAAAAGATTTAAGACGTGGTAACTCAGATAAAAATTTATCAATAAGTTTTTTACCAATCGCCATATCTTTTGAACCAACTATCTGTGCAATCTTTTTTGCACCTGCTCCAAACAGAAAAGCATATATAAAAGTTTTAGCTTGGTCTCTATCTGATAGTCCTGCCATGTTCATATTCTTTGTGTGAATATCACCATTCAATATCTCGTGTGTATACTCAGGTGTGTTAATATAATGTGCTAACATTCTTAACTCTAGTCCTGAAGCATCAGTGCCAAAGATAACGTGAGTATCAGGCTTATCAGTTGTCCATACTTCTCTACATTCTTTACCATAAGGTGAATATGTAGCAGGTATCTGAGCCATATTTGGCGAATGATGACTCATTCTACCTGATACACAACGCAAAGTAAGGACACGACCATGCACTCTTCCAGTGGTTTGATTAACTACATCAAGCCAAGAAGAGATTTGAGACGTTCTCTTTTTTAATAATAAGTATTCAGCTATTAATTTAGCTTCAGCTATATTATCTATCTTTGATAAAACACTTTCATCTACAATAGGTGAACCCTTATCAGTAAACTTGTTTGGTTTCCAACCTAACTTCATAAGTCGTTCAGCTATTTGTTTACGAGATGCAAGATTAAATTCTTGAAAACTAACTTTAGTAAAAGGTACACCCTTTACATACCCACGTGTTTTATTATTTACTTTAGGTATGAACTCTTCCTCAATCTTTAATGGTGGAAAAGTCTTGTGTACTTCTTTTTCTAACTGTTCAGCTTTATCTTCAAGCATTGCATGTAGACTACTAGCTTTTTGTTGGTCTAAATAAAAACCATTGTCTTCTTGTTTAGAAACAATGGAACGTATATCATGCTCAAGTCTCAAAGAATAATCTGAGAATCTTTTACCTTCAAGTTTCAAATGATTATAAACTTTATGTGTAAGTTCAACATCACGTCTACAATAGGTAAGCATCTCTTGACTAAACTCAGTAAAGTTATTGAACTCAAGTTTATTAAATCCAAATCGTTTACCCCAAGAATCTAATGAGTGTCCATTCTCACGTTCAGGATTGTATAGCTGAGACATAATTAAAGTATCTTCAATCTGTCCAATAGTAATCTTTGTACCAGTCAATCTATTTAGAACTGGTGCGTCAAAAGAAATACCATTGTGCATAATGATTTTATCTGCATGTTTATTTATAAATGCAGGAAACTTATCATAACAATCGCTACCAACAAAAGCATAGTTATCATTTGTCTCCATATTTCTAGCGACAATACAATGTATCTTTGTTGCATCTAGTGAATCTGTTTCTATGTCAACTACTAAATTCATTATAAACTAATATACTCCTT